ATGATGATAATGATGGTGTCCAAGACGCTTCAGATGCTTTCCCTCTTGATCCAAATGAAACTCTTGATACAGATAGTGATGGTGTAGGTGACAATGCTGACCTCGATGACGATAACGACGGTATAAGCGATGTATATGAAACACAAGCGGGCACTGATCCCAAAGACGCTAGTGACACACCAACAGACACAGACTCTGACGGAATTCCAGATGTTGTTGACACAGATGATGACAATGATGGGTTTACAGATACTCAAGAAGCTAACGCTGGAACAAATCCTTTAGTTCAAGATACAGATGGAGATGGCATATTAGATGGAGTAGATTCTCATCCTCTAGATTCAAACTTGCCTTTATATCCTGATAGATCAGGACATAGCAGATCAACCACATGTTCGCCTACCGAAGTGTATATGAATATACCAAATTATGGAAATGGACCAGGAATTAACAACGGTGCTTATTCTGGTAAAGGAACTTATAAAGATTTAACTATGGTTCCGATTGCCTCTTCTTCATGGACGACAAACGACGGATTAATATTAGGAGCTGGTTCAGCAAATAATCTTACAGGTTATGACTTAACAGACGCAATATCATTTGACGGCTCTGATATGCCTAAGAGATATATTACAAAAGCGGCGGCTGTCACTCTAGGATATACAATAGCTATAGTAGTACAAAGGGAAGCCTATAATGCTAGTTGGTCAGCTAGAAGCTTTGCAGGATCAGGCCAGAGTATAAATGATATACCGGATAACGCAATCTTATTCGCATACACAAACGACATAAATTCTAACGGTTACCCTAATAGTGCCAATTCTCCTGTTGCTTTTGTTGCGCCATTTACTTTCAAAGAGTATCGTGTGAAAAGTAGAGTTAACGCTGTTCTAAGAGACTTAGATAATAACCGTGTGGCTCTAGGTGGAGATCTCATCCAGTCTGATTGTAACTCAGGTACTTTTGGCGGAAGATGGTTTGAGGTAACATCAAATTTAAGCAACACACAAAAATCTTTCTCTCAAAGCCCTCAACCAACACTTACAGTGCCACAAGTTGACGGATACTTATTGCCTGTAGATTTTTCTGCAACAACCACTGGTGGATCAACTTCAAGCGGAGGAACAAAGGTTCTCGGCTCCCCAACATCTGGAAATTACCAAACAGGGCATGATGGTTTTAAAGTTTGGTATTCTGGGGGAGGAAACTTAAGGATAGGCGGTTTACCTGGGGCGACAAACTTACAAACAGAAACAATTAAATTACATTCTTACTTTGACACATTACCGCCAATAACATTTCATATTGACAATGTTGATTATGGGCAAACCATACCAAGCGATGTAACTGTGGATATGTCTATACCAAGCGGGGCTGGGGATTTAAGTTCTGGGTGTTCTATTGATTCGAATGGCAATTTAACAGTAACGTCTATGGGAAATACTGTATATGGTAACACAGGTCAAGTTACACATCCGATTACAGGAAACGTGATGGGGTATGCTGGAATTGTTCCTGGTACTAATTATAAAGCTCAATTTGTTTCTCTTGACACTAAAGGCGATGAACGACTTATGCTTTGGTATGACACACACGTTACAGCTCGAAGCGCTGTAGGGGGAGCAAGCACAAGTACAAGCGATTATACACAATGGGGTACTGACTATGAATTAGATGCAATTAGCCCACACAATAGTTATGTGCGTAACAATTTTGTTGAGATGATAGGTCCCGCAGGAACTGCGACACCACCTCAAAGCGCTGTTCAGTGTAGTGCGGGTAATTATCAAGGGCCAGCAGACGTTATTGTAAGTTTTGTGAAAGACTGGACAACAAACACTAGTTATCAAAGAACCTATCATTTTGGTATACTTATACAAAAAAGAGTAGATAACTACACCTGTTATTATTCAGGAGCAAATTACGGAAACGTGTATACACCTCAAGCTGTAAACGCTGATACAGCAATATTTTATGACAGTGAAATAACTTTTGGTGGGGTAAGAAAACCAATGATTGTTAAATCAATAACTATAAACGTACCAGCATAATTATGAAATATAGATCAGGAAAAAAAATAGTTAAGACTTTAAGAAAGTATATAAATGGAAAGCCGACTAATATTACAAAAACAAATGTTAGTACAGATCCAGATTATATAGGGCCGTATAACGATTTAGACGCATGTCCAATAAACACGCCACCAGCAGCTGCAAACTATACGCCATCACCAGTTCCAACCTATGCGTATAGAAATTCAACAGTAACTGGTTCTAACGATTACACACTCACGTTTAGTGAATATGTAAAAGGTTGGACTTCATTTCATTCTTGGGTGCCTGAGTTTATGGTTAACATGGGAGGTGATTTTTTTAGCTTCAAGTCTGGACAACTATACAAACATCACGCAAAAGAAGCAGAAAGAAATACATTTTACGGAACTAATTACCCATCAGAGTTAGAATTTGTTACAAATACAGCTCCATCTGAGAGAAAAATATTTAAAACTATTGAAATAGAAGGTGACACAAAGAACTGGGACGTTACAGTTATTACAGATCAAGACAAAGGGCACATAAGCAAGGCTTCTTTCAACGAGCAAGAAGGTGTATATAGAACATACATTAGAAGAAACTCCGACGACATAGGCAATACTGAGCTTTTATCTGTCCAGGGAATTGGAATGGTTTTGGTTGTTGCTGGTAATAATTATACTTTTGGCGAGGTGCCATCTGAAGTTTCTGTGGGCGATTCGTTGTACAAGGCAACATCTACAGGCGGTTATCAGTTAGTTGGGACGATTGCATCTGTTACACCTAGCGCACAAAACACTGTTTTAGCTACTTCAGCTTCAGCAATCACACCTTCTGTAAATGATTTTATGTTTGCAGCTAAGTCACCTGTAGCTGAATCGTATGGATTAAAAGGGTATTTTGCGAAAGTTAAGATATCGAACACAAGCACTTCAAAGGTTGAGGTGTATGCGGTTAACACGGAAGCAGCAAAAAGCTTCCCTTAATATTTAGTATATTTGCAATAATGAATTTTAATATTAGAAAGGTAAAAGACTCTGATTACGAGAGTATTTTATTAAAGTGGTGGAAAGATTGGGGATGGGAGGCTCCACCAAAAGATTTTTTACCACAAACTGGATTGATTGTATCAAAAGATAATCAAGATATATGTGCAGGTTTCATGTACCTGACAAACTCAAAAGTGGCACTAACGGAGTTTGTTGTGTCAAACAAAGAGTATAAAGAGAAAGATAGGGGGCTTGCAATTGATTTTTTAATTGATTGTATTGTAACTTTAGCAGATAAAAATGGGTGTAAATATGCTCATGTAATTTTAAAAAACCAGAAACTTTTGAATAGATACAAAAGAGCGGGGTATATAGAGTCGGATACAAAAGTAACTGAAATGATTAAGGTATGGCAATAGCAACAGGCACGGCGATAGCTTTAGGAGTCTCAGCGGCAGCAGGTGCGGCAAGCGCAATAAGTGGCGCCTCAAGAGCCAGAAGGGCAAAAAAAGCAATAGAAAGTTTTGAAAGACAAGAATTAAGAAATGAGGCTGATGATCTTAGGGTTTCAACTCTAGGGGCTGAACTACAAACAGAAGAGGCTCAAAGAAGATTTGCTACTTCAGTTGATGCTTTGCAAGCTGGAGGCGTAAGAGGTTTGGTAGGTGGTTTAGGTCGTGTTGAAGAAGCAGCTGGACAAGTTCAAAGAAGAATATCTGCTGATCTAGATAGGCAACAAGCTGCTATACAACAAATGCAGCTTCGTGAAGATCAACAAATAAGAATGATGCGAGAAGAAAGAGAGTCACAACAACTAGGAGCTCTTTTTTCAGAAAGACAGGCGGGACAACAGATGGTTGCCTCCGGACTTAGTCAAGTAGGGTCAGCAGCGATGACTGGTTTGATGTCTATGGACTCAATGCAACCAAAAGCACCTACAGTAAAATCAACCATGAGCCCTCCAGGGTTTGCCCAAATAAATCCAAGCGGAACAGATTATAGCCAGTTTGGTATGGACACTGTTAGAAAGGCTCAAAACGTAACCACTTCGCTTACAAACAAACCTGTAGATTTTACACGATTTACGCAACAAGAAAGATAATAAAATATGTCAAGTAGAGGATTATTAGCGGGATATAGAGTAGCAGGAGCAGGGCAAGCTGCTATTGTTGATTTATCAGCAAAGGCAGACGAGGTTGCAAAATATAAATTATTATCAGACCAGGTAACATATCAAAGACAAAAGGCTTTTGATGACGAAAGAAAGAAGTTTAAGATGGATATGGCTGACGCTTACGATGAGACTATATATGAAGATACTTTTGACGACACAGGTATAGCTGATTTAGATGCTGCTGGTACAAAACTTCAAGGTCAAGTAAAACAGTCTTACATCGAAAATCAATATGCTTACGATCAAGGGCTTATTGATGAAGCTACATATAAATCAAGAAGCAATAAACTTAAAAGCGAACTGAATCAGTTGGGTGACGTTATAAAAAACGTTAACGCCGCAGCAGATAAATATAGAGAGCTTGAAGATTCTGGAAAGGGGAATGCGATAAATGGTAAGAAGCTTGATATGCTTGAAAACCTAATGCAAAACTTTAGGGTTACCAGGGGTCCAAACGGTTTAGCTTTTAATACAATAAGGAAAAAAGTTGATGCTGATGGAAACGAAACGGAAGAAACGGAAGAGGTAAGTTTAGGTTTAAGAAACTTTAAAGACTTACTTGACATGAACACAGGGTTTGACTCTACTACTGCGGTAGAAAATATATCAAAAAGAGGAGGGTTTGTCGAAAAGCTTGATGGATATGGCAGAACGGCTAAAAAAATAACTGATTTTACAAGGTCGGAAACAGGGCGAGCTGTAGTTGACGCTGAAGTTGACCAAATGAGCAACAAAGATAAGCTTGATTATTTGATAAAAAAAGGACTAATAAAAGAAGATGAGTTTGACGAGTCTGAAATTTTTTCAAAAGAAAATATTAAAAAATATGACGATCAAGTTGCAAAAGCGTTAACAGAAGATTTAGAGAGTGAGCTAAAATTTAAGCAAGAAACAGAATTGTTTGATGATAAATTTGCTTTAGCAGGATATGAGTCTAGTCTTGCTGCTGCTGCAAAACAAAAGCCTCCAAAAACAAAGGTAGCTGTTGTCGAGGGCAGTAAGGTTGGAGATGATTTAGGGGACAGGATACAATACAATCCGGTAGACGGAAAAGGAATTCCTTTTACTAGCCTCGGCACTACAGAAAAATTTGTTGATAGGTATAAAAAGGCGCTGGAGCTAAGTATACCAGAGGGCTCTACAATCACCCCAGAGCAATTCTTTACAGAAGATGTATTCAAAAGTATGAATTTAGCAAACGTAACAAACTATTTGGATAAAGGTTATATAGAGGTTGATTTTACCTACAAAATGCCTGTTGCTGGACAAGACGCAATAAGTCAAAAAATTTATGGTAAAAAATATAGTGATTTAGAGGCGGCTGAAAAACAACAAGTAGATACTCAAGTACGAACACAAGCTGTGAGTAAAGGTGTAGAAGGTAGCTCTGAACTCCAAAGAGGCTCTTTACAGCTTGATCCAGTAAGAGATTTCGAAGATTTTAATAACATATTAACTGCAATGGGTCTTGATCCTATATCAACAACTTCATTAAAGCAAATGCAGAAAAATAGAGCTGCAAAAAGAGCCGCAGGTGGTGGAGGCGCAAATGGAGGGTCGGCAAGATTCAACAAAGGACTAAATAATGCGAGTGCTCAGTCGGATTCTCAAAGAACAAATTAATTAACTATGAATGAGGAAGCTTTAGTGGCAATGTATGAGATGGCTGCCAATGATGGTTATACCGGATCATTAGAAGCCTTCTCAGATCTTTTGAAAACTAACGAAGAAGCAGTAGACCATTTCTACGAAATGTTTAAAGGAGATGGCTATACGGACTCTGTTGATGATTTTAAGCTTTTAATGGGCGCTGTTGAACAGCAAAAAGAAGGCGAAGAGATTGGCCCTATAGAAATTACCACACAAGAAGCATTACAAAAATTTCTTAGAGAGGCTCCAGGCTTAATATCAGACGAAGACGCTAGGGGTATATCCGCTGGCATAGAAGCTCAAAGAAGATTCGAGGAAGAGAAAAAAATAGCTGAAGATTTAGCGGAAGAAAAACAAGAGTTATTGGATGATGTGCAAGGTGCTAAATCATCTTACAACAGTGTTGTGAATATGTTAAAAGACATAGGTCAAATGGATAATAGAGCTCTTATGCTTTATGGTATGATTACTGGCGATAGACAGCTTGTAGGCCAACAGTCTTTAATTATGGAGAGAGAGAATAAAGGAGAAGATAGTTTTCTTGGTCCACGAAGAGCAACCTATGACGCTGAGGATTTAAAAGGAATATTTGATGATGGTTTCCAAATGGATGATATGGAGATTTTATTTGGAACAGCTGTAAATGCTCTTACTGGATTTGGGACGTCTTTTGTTTCTAGTGTTATGGGTAGGGCTTTAGGAAGTGCACTTGGTGGTGTGGCAGGATTTTCTGTAGCAGGACCTGGTGGCGTTCTTCCAGGGGCAGCCGCCGGTGGTACTATAGGTGCCCCAATGGGTCTTGCAGCCGACATGATTTCAAGAGAAGTTATAAATGCTAATAAAATTTTAGCTAGAAAAAATGGGATTACTTTAGAAGAACATATAGATAGAGGTGAACTGGAGTGGGTTATACCATCTACAGTTGGTGCAGTGCAAGGTGTTATAGAAAAATTTCAATTAGGAAAACTTCTTGGAAAAACAGGATCAAAAACAATTGGTCAATATGTAAGTAAATTTTTAAATAGGGGCTTCACAAGTGGAGTTCAAGAAGTTGGACAAGGAATTGGGTCAGTAATAAATGAAACAATAGCTGCACAAGGTGGTCAAAAAAACATATCTACAGACACCCCAGAGCAATTATATAATGTATTTTCAAACCCAGAAACACTTAAAAGGCTTGATAATGACTTTGTTAATGGTGTTTTAGGGATGGCTACTGGTAGAGGCCTTATAGACGGCTCGAGAGCTATTATGGATCCACAAAAAGTTAGGGACTTATTTAAAAATAGTTTTAAAAAGAATCCAGAGGACGGTGGTTTTGACCCTAATAACCCTTTCAACATATTTTATCTAGCAAAGTCCGACGCTGAATATGAAAAACAATCTGATTTAGTTACAAAACTATTAGACATAGGTGGAGAAAAAGCAAAAGGAAACCTTTCAACCGAACAAGTTAAAGCTCTTGATGTTGCCCAAGAGAGTGTAAAAGAGGAATTAGAGATAATAAGACAGAAGGTTTACAGGCGCATGAATAAAATGACTGAAGATGAAATAAACTTTTTGATACCCAATCAAAAAGAAAGATCTGACCTTAACAATGCTCTTACAGTTTTAGAAAATTCAGACATAAGTGAAAAACTTAAATCTACACAGATAGAAATTATACAAAACAAACTTAACCAGCTTGCTATACAAAAAGCAAAATTATTATCTGCTGTAGATAAAAGACCTGATCAATCTTTCTCTGAAACATTTAGTATTGATGGCAGGCAAGTAACCAAAGAAGAGTTTGATGCATATACAGAACAACAAAAAGCTTTAGGTGGAGGTGAATTTACTTTACAGTTTGGTGAGGATAAGGGTATTGTTGTTAACACAGAAGGAGAAACAATAGGAGATTTTGTTTTTACACCAGCCGAGGGTCCAGAGGACAATACGGTTAATCGTGTTTTAAAACAACTAGGACTTACACCCAACCAGAATGATTTTCTTCTTAACGAGTTAGATGTTGAGTTAAAAACAAAAGGTAAATCGGTAAAAAACCTTGTTGACTTTGGTGAGCAAATTATTGTACAAACAAAAAGACAAAAACCTAGCTCAAACATAATATCTATAAACTCAGGATCTTTAAGTCTAGACCCGTACACAGAAGATGTGTATAAGGCTTTAGTTAAAAAGAATTTTGCTGATAAAATTGTAATTCCAAATTCAAAGGGAGATTATTATTATAAAGTAAAGCCTATAGAAGAAATAGATAATATTATACAAGAGCAAAACAAAAAAAAGACCCTAACACCAGAACAAAAAGAAATAAACAAAACAAGAGGGCTCTTAGGAAAAGGACCAAGGTTCAGTGTAGAGACAGATTTCAATGCTGAAGCCGACATCAATATGAATCAAGTTGTTGAAGAGATGAACAATATGGCAGGCGAAACTATGCTGCCTTCAGTTCCAGGACAACTTACAACCAATAATAAAATAGATGCCGATAATATACTTAGTAGATTCCCAAATGCAAAAATATTAAGCACGAACAAAAAGTTCGCAGGAATACCAGGGGTATTTGGTGTATCCGACCAACTCACTACTGGCTCAATAAAAAACGAAATAACCGGCAATAAATTATTCTTTCAAGGCGGTATTAATTTTAATAATTTATCAGAATTTTCAAAATATGCTTGGGCAGGCGCAAACGAGAAAGATGCTCTAGAATTAAAAGAAAGAGCTATATCTGTTTACCAAAACAACAAACAGCTTTTTGATCGTTTGTGGCAACAGAAAAAATTACCTAATGGTCATATTCCTTATTATATAATCAAGATGGGTAGTGAAGCTATATATAGCAACGAGGCTTTGTATAGAACAGCGCTTGACAATATAAGTAAAATACCAGAAAGAAATAAAAAAGCAGCCTACAAAGCATTACTCAATGATCCAGTAGTTCAAAGCAATGATGTTTACAAAGATTATGTTACGAAACAAAAAACACTACAAAATGTTTTAAAAAACATAACAGAATTAAAACTGTCTCAACGCCCCAAGCTAGGAAAAAGAATTATTTATGGCACCTTCAATAACACAAGCCCTGGTCCACCAAACAAAACAAAACAAGGTGCTGTTAAATTACTAGAAGGTAGACCAGAGGCTGAAAGGGCTTTTATAAATAGCGCTTCTTTAAACAACCAGATTACAGACCCAGCGTTAGAGGGTATACCTGGCGACCATCTTATAGGGGTTATGGGTATTGATGTTTTAAACCCTTCAGTCGATAAGATAAATCACAAAAACTATCCATTTGCTATCAAGGGACAAGTCCTGGGTATACTTGAAAAACCAATACACGCAGCAGAGGTTTTTCCTGAAATGTATGCAAACATACTTTTGAAACAAAAGAAAAACAAATCTGGCAAACTAACAACACCAAAAGCCGCAGCATCACAAGCTGTATTCCCACTTGGAAGTGTTAAAAATAAAACCTACATAGGGGCTAAAATGTCCAGTAAAATGGACAATATGAAAAAATTAATGGGTCTGTTAAAGATTACATTTCCTGATGTAGATTTAGTTGATAACGCCGCTGACTTTGAAGCAGCTTTGAATCAGCCAGATGTTAAGTCTTACATTAAAAAAGGCGATGTTATATATGGATTTGTGCAAGGGAAAAAAATATTTGTAAACCCTAAATATGCTGATTCTAAAGTGGTTCTACATGAGTACGGACATGTTTGGTTAGATTTTCTCAAACAAAACAACCCAGAGCTTTTACAAGTAGGGTACAATCTTTTAGAAGGCAGTCTTGATTTAGAAAAATATAAACTCATGCATGGCGACACAGAGCTTGCCAGGGAAGAGTTGATGGTAGACCTTATATCCTCAAAAGGAGAAAGGATAGGAGACGCAGCTACCAAGTCTACTTTTAAAAATTGGCTGGTAGGTTTTTGGAATTATATTAAAAGGCTTTTCAAAAGTTTTTTCAATATGACACCAGATGAAATACAGAACATGACCTTAGATGATTTCATAAACGGGGCGCTATCGAGTATGCTTAGTGGGCAAAGAATTAGAACACAAGGATTAAAAGATATTAAGTTTAGCAAAAAAACACCTGCTAACGAAATTGAAGTTCTTTTAGACAAAGGCGCAACTGAACTTCAAATTAGAAACTACATCAAAGACGAATACGGTTTAAGTGATCAAGAGACCAATAATCTTTTTGAATCTATTAGTGGTGATTATTTAAAGAGAAAAAGAAAAGAAGAGGGTATATTCTCTTTTGACAATAAAGGGAACAATAAATTTACAAGAGCTTTATATGCTTTAAAAAATGTATTTGATAAAAATGTTTACAGAAGGCTTTTCTTGCAAAGACGATTCAATCCTAAAACATACCAAATTTTAGCTGAACAAAGAAGAGGAGCGATAGAGCTTCAATTAAAAGAAACCATCAACACTGTTATGAAGTTTAACAAACTTGTCGGTAAAAATGAAGATTTAATTTTAGAGGCTGATGAGGTTTTGAGGGGTAGAACTTCCAGTGTAATAAATGAAAACAGTAATACAGATTTGTTTACTTTAATTAAAAGAATGAGGACACAGGTCGATTTACTTACACAATCTCTCATTGATGAAGGTGTAGTTACAAATCAACACACCATTGAAACCTTACAGCTTAACTTTGGAAAATACCTTACAAGATCCTTCAAGCTTTTTGATGCAGACGGTTTCAATCCAGAGGCAAACATAATAGATGCAGCGAAAAATTTTATAAGACAAGACTCAAGAATACAAGAAATAGCTCAAAAAGTTGCAGAGCAGTATGGAAGAGACTATTATGATGAGTTAGAAACCCAAGTTGAAAATCAGATAAATTTTATTTTAGGCAAAGCAATAGGAGAAAATTTTTATGGCGTTAGCAGGTCAGGTAGAAAAGATTTAAATATTCTTAAAAAAAGAGGAGCAATACCAAAACCAATCAGAGATTTGATGGGTGAATATACTGATCCTGGTGTTAATTATGGCAGGACAATAATTAGGATGACAAACCTATTAGAGCAACACAGGTTTTTAACAAGACTTAGAAAAGCGGGTATGGGTGTATTCTTTTTTGAGGAAAACGATACGCAAAGAAAAAATGCAGGTGCAACAGTTCAAATACAAGGAGGGGAAAGTATGTCTCCTTTAGCCGGGCTATATGCAGACCCACTTATAGCTAGAGAGTTTAATGAGGGAAATTTTGATATACAACAAAAAATAAAAGAGGCTATAAAAGACAGTAAGTTAGCATCGGTTCCAACAATAAAACAGGCACAAGCGTTAGCTGATAAGGTAGGGTTTAATTTATCGAATTACTATTCGCTTGTCAGCCTGGTAAAAGAAGCTAAAACAACCTTATCGCCAGCAACACACGCAAAAAATGTTATAGGAAATGTTTTCTTTATGTTCCTACACGGATACAGTGATGTAAATGCCTATGTTGAAGCACTGAAAGCTAATAGTGCGGACCTAAAGCAACAACTAGCTGTAGGTGTTGGCGTTTCAGACGATGCTGCTGTGCCAGATATTATTAGAAAATTAATAAAATTAGGTGTCTTAAATACAGAAGTTCAAACTTCTGAAGTAGATAAGCTGGCAGACAGAATGGAAAAAGACGAAGATTTTATTCCTTCGCTTTTAAATAGAAGACAAACAAACTTTTTAAACAAAATTAAAAAAGAGATTACTTCATCTGACGGAGCTGTTAGGGAGTCAGCTAGAAAAACATACCAAGCTGAAGATAATTATTTTAAAATAGTTTCTTTTCTTATTGAAAGTAAAAGATATAGTCAAGCCATATATAAAAAACCATATGAACAGCTTTCTTTGTCTGAAAGAAACGAAATAGATTTAAAAGCTTCAGAAGTTGTAAAAAATATATTACCTAACTACAATAGAATTGGACAAATAAACGATATATTTCGTGTAATTCCACTGTTCGGCACCTTTATAAGCTTCCAATTAGAGGCTCACAGAACTCTTTACAATGCACAGGCAATTGGCCTACAAGACATGAGAAGCGAAATTCCAGGCGTAAAAAAACTAGGCGCAAGAAGGTTTTTTAATTTTTTAAAAGGAATTTTTGGTATTTATGGATTACATTTTCTTCTAGGAACAAGTGGTCTTGCGGCTTTGGGACTGCTGCCTGACGATGATGATGAAGAAAAAGGCGAGAGTCAAGATGAAAATGATAAATATTACGATTTAATTTTTCCTCATTTTGCTAAAAACGGATCTATTTATCTAATAAAACTTGAAGACGGTAAATTACATTATATAAACTTGAGCGCCTCAAACCCTTTTGGACAAGCCGAAAAAGCTATCAATGCTATATTTAACGGCAGAACATATGAGCAGTCTTTAACTGAATTTACGTCAGAGCTTATGTCTCCATTTACAGATCCAGATATTACATTTGATGCTTTTAGGCAAGTTTTAAACCAAGAAAATATTTATGACCGTCCTTTAATAAGAGAAGATCAGTATGGGCAGACAATATTTGGTGATACAATACAACCGGGAACTGCAAAAAAAATGATTGACAGAGTTAGTCCTTTATTTAAAGCATTAGAACCAGGGTTTGTTACTTCAACTATGAAAGTTTGGGAGACTGACGATAAGCTTAATGAGGTTACAGGTCAACTAACAGGATACAAAGTAAGGAAGGTAGACCTTAAAAAAGTTCTTCGCACTAGAGCTATTATATTTCAAAGAGAAATTCAAGGCAAGGGGTCATTAGTAGGAAAAATAAAAGATTACCATAGTGGCAAAATAAGTTTAGAAGAATACTCTGCCCCAATAAAAAACACCAGAAGACTAAGGAAGAAAGTGTATGATCAAGTTGCAAGACTTTATAAGGCAGGCATAAAATATGGAATGAGCCCAAATGAAGTGTTTTCTATTTTAAATGATGCTGGTATCGGTAAATCATATTTAATACAAATCGAACAATTTGGTGAGGTAAGAAATTTTCCTACACCGAGAGGCACCCCATTTATTGAAGGAGATTAATTAATAACCTTACAACCTCATCACAGTCCTTTTGATTCCTTGGCATAAATAGTGCAGTATCTATGTTACTATCTATAAGATGTTTTTTGAACAGCTTCCATCTCAAAGGAAAAGCTTCGTTTGGATTCCCTTTACACTCTATTATAAATCTAGGTGGCTCATGTACGTCTATAAAGTCTGGGGTGTATTTTATGGGTAAGATTTTTTTGTTGCCTTTGTTTTGAAGTATCTTTTTGCCTTTGGTTTTTTCGTAACTTGACATAGAAAAATCAAAACTAGGAACTACTTCAAATGTTTTCCCTTCGTACAATACTTTTATTTTTTGCTTCTCTAATGCTTTGTACATATATAGCTCTAACTTGGAAGCAAATTTATATTGTTTGTATGTTGCTTTGGTACTTCTGGTGATCTGTCTAGATCTTTTCCTCCTCCTCGTCCTCATATACGCTTATTATTTCATCAAGATTTAGTATGTTTTCAAAATAATATTTAGCATATCGAATGTCAGTTTCAAAACAAATATAAGGCTCAAGACCATCCGAGATAACAATTTCTTTTGTAATGCAGTTAAATTTTTTATAGCCCCCAACTCCTTTTTCATATAGTAGGGTGCTGAGAGCTTCATAAAACCCTTCATATTCTATTATAGATATGACAGCTTCTTTTGCGGTGCAGTTTAGCCTTTTGGACTGCCAGAAAACTTCGTTTTCGCCCAGGCTAAGAACATTGACACCTGTTTTTTTATCCATGTAAACATAATGATAGTCTTTTGTTAATTTTCCCGATGATATCAAACTAAGGATAGCAAAACTTATGTCTCTATATTCGTCATCCGTGAGACCATTACTTATTACTATTCTGTTTAGGTTCAGTTCCATCTATCTCATCTATAGCTCTTTGTAAATATAGAGCTAAGTCCATTGCCTCTTCTTTTGCGTGTTGCAACCATTGTTTTAAAGATAAGTCATTTTCGCTCATGGTTGTCCCATATTTATTAAGACCTTTTGCGCTTCTTATAAGCATCTCAGATCTAACTTTTCGGACAACCTCGTCCTTTTCACTCTGTATCTTTACAAGCTTATCAAGAGTTGTGTTTCTTGTCCAGCCATCATTTTCTTTTAATTCGTAATACTTTTTAATTGAGTCACTCATTTTTTAAAATTAAATTAATTATGTGTCTTAGTCCATATTCCATTAGCCTACATACTATGTAGAAAAGTAAACCTTGAAAAAATATATTACTCAACATATTCTGTAAAGTTACAAAATTAAAATAGGTGAGTAAATCTTGCAATCTGTCCATTATCTTTAGAGTGTACAAAGCCTTCTATAGCTTTGGGTGAGTGTTGATATCCATTTCTATGATGCCAGGAATCTGTGCTTGAAGGAGATCTCAACGCCTCAACAGTTACCCCATGATAATCTTTAGATATTTTATGATGGAGGTGATGTATATAAACATATCTATGCTTTGTGTCACTCCATAGTTTTCCAGACTCTTGTGCCATCAGAAGAGGTAGGTCTTGTTGCTTTGCTCCATCGCCATGAGTAGTTCCAATAAGACTTGTACCGTACTTAAAATATTTTCTATGCGATATACTTACATCGAAAGAAATGTTTTTACAAGTTCTATACCAAGATTTAATAGCATCAGCCAGAAAAAATCCATTTGTATAGTCGTGGTTTGATGGGTTATACATAACATGAACATCAGCTATTTTTATAAGCCTATCCAAAATATCTACATATAACTTTTTTGCAACTAAAAAATTATCGTACCACATTCCATCTGTGTCTTGAGGTGTGCCTGAAGTTGTAAGTCTTTTAGGTGTGTCGATATGAAGAATGTCGTTGCCTGCAACAAAAACTATTTTTTCAATATCAAATCCACTTGACTTACGTAGTATACCGTCAACACCCTCCTTTACTCTTTGAACTGCTATCTGCGTGTTATAGTCTTCACCGGTTTCAAACGATGAGGCTAGCTTCCCAATATGCACATCAGCAGGATCAATAACAAGTAAACAAGGAAAATTATAGTTTTGTCTCCCAATCTTTTCATAATTAAAAGTATGTTTTTTTATTTCATCTATATGATCTTGTAGCATTTCTTCAAACGTAGGACCCGTTTTACTAGGTCGAAACTGTATTGACCAATGCTTGTCTTTATTCCAGGCTATACCGACATTATCAAAATTAATTCCTCTTTCTTCACATGCTTGTGCTAGTGCTGGATTTGCTTTTCTTTTTTTTGCGTAGTGAAGATGGTATTTTACATTCGCCCTTGTGTGATTTAGAGTTCTTGTGCTCTCATCAATGGACAGATCCTCATGAATTTTTTTGGCAATCTCTGTTGGGTTGCTAAGCCCACTACTAAACAGCTGATCAATTTTCCGTTTTATCTTATCTAATAAAGTTTCTTCATTCATGTCTCTTTCAAATCATTCTTTAACTCTTTCAGGAAATCTATAAGTTTGTCAACCGCACATATTGAAGAGTCTTTTTTTGCATCAAACAAAGCCTCATAGATATTTACAACGTGCTTTGAAAGTAAGTTTATTATGTAGTTTATATATACAACTCTCTGTATCATTTATCTTGGTGAACCAAGAACAAGTCACCAAGTTTTGGATCGATCTTTTTTATTGCACGGTAAATCTTTCTAGATTCCTTTTTTGTTTCAGCCTTGTCGGCTTTAGTGGAATTTATTCCAAGGTTCATGTACAATTGAGCGTCCAAACATAGAAGTTTATCTATTATCTTTTTGGGGTCTTTGTATTTTCTGTGCAATAAGTCTATCTCAGAGTCTATGCTAAATTTCATCTTCAACATTCTCTTGTGCAATTGCTCAGGATAAACAGTGTCAAATTCCATACATCTAAGTTAGTGAAGGGTTATCAACAAAAAAACGGTAGTTATTAACAACTAAAACTTGTAATCTTTATACTTTTTATACAAATGCATGTAAATTTTATAGCTTTGACAATAATATTCGTAGTGGTCGTATGTGTTAGGTGAAACAGATTTTTTGTTTGGCTCCCTAACCTCAATTTGAAGTTTATTTTTACCTACTGGATTGGGGGCAACAATAATATTTTTTCTCATACACCACAACATTGCATCTGTTTGCTCTTTTGTAGGGAAAAAATAATCAGGATCAAGAACCCCAGGGAATCCCAACTTGTTTTTCTTCTTCATAATCGTCGTTGAGTTTATGTGTTGGTGGCACATTATTTGCATAATATCTACCACTAGGCGTGTGATATTTAAAAATAACAGAAGAGCCTATATCTCCTTGAAACTTCATCTTAACCTTTTGAACCAAAAACTCAACGTCGTCTTTAGCTCTTTCATCGGTGTCATTAAAATATCTGAAGATGGTAAACCCATCATGCGTTTGATTTCTAAAGTCAGCACTACCTGAGACGCTATAAAGATCAGGAATTTGATATAAACCGTTTTCTTTCAAAACCATTTTTTTAGGGTGTGCTATAAGAAAGATTATAACATTGTGCATTTGAGCAAAGAGTGTAAGTTTTGTAAGTGTGTCTCTGATATTAATTAGATCATTTGAGTTAGATTTATCAAACTCTACCTTATTAAAAGCGTCAATGACAAATATATCAATACCATAAATAAACAACTGTTCTTTAAACTTTTCAAAAAGCCAAGACCATTTTGGAAACTGACCTTGCTCTGGAGCAGTTAGGTATATCTTTTCATTTGCCCAGTCTTTATATATTTCAATTTCTTTTTTAGTTATTCTTTTGTAAAAGTCAAGGTCTCTAAAAAAATTACGACCAAAAAACTTTTCAATAAATCTACTTTTATATAGTTCCATGGGGCTATGCTCAGGAGAGAAGAATGATGCCTTCATGTTATAGTCGTTCACTAAATTCATTACATACCACTCTACAAAGCTTGATTTTCCATGACTAGGTATACCAGTGGCAACACATAAGTGACCTCTCATAACTGAAAAAACTTCTTTAAGTTCTCCAAAACATGGATGTTTAGGGTAAATTGTTTCAGGCAGTCCTTTGTCGTGCAGATTAAGTATATCATCATAAAGATCATCAACAGTAAAAGTTCCACTAGCAGGATATTTTTTAGAGTTTTTACAACTATCCAACAAGATATTTTTACCTTCAATGAGATCAGCATTCGCATCTTTGTTCTTAAATATTACACGCTCACATCTATACCTTCCAAGTCTTTGTGCAATCTTTTCAGAAACAAAGTTTCCTTTTTCATCGTTGTCAGTGCATATATAAAATTTATTGATGCCTTGCAGATACTTTTCTGTATTGATCCAAAAGTCATCAGAGTCGTTTGCACCGTTTGGTAGGCTAATTACATTTGATATTCCTGCCTCTACCATTGCTAAAACATCAAACTCTCCCTCGACAATATATATTTCTTCAGACCCAATAGCTGAATTGATATTATAAAATGTTGCTTTACCCTCTTTTGACTGCGTAAAAGCTTTTTTTGCCGATCTATATTTTTTATTTACAACCACGTCACCCTCAAAGTAATTAAAAACTATATTGTTTACTTTACCTTGATGCTGAGGCTGATAATAAGTCTCTTCGGTGATGTTCATCTTGGTTAGTGTAGCTTGTGATATTGACCTAGACTCACAATATTTTACACATCTGTCTGAAAGGCTAGTGTAGTTTCTCCATGTTTGTGGTGGTAATTTAAAAGGTCTAATGCTTTCAGTTATTGACCTTTGGTCTTTAATTGATATTGCCTCACAGTAATGGCATTTTGCTACACCTTTGTCAATATTGACTGATAAAGATTTTGTTTTCTTATGGTCACATGCAGGACAATCAAGCTTTACCTGACCACTTCTTTTGCTTTTTAGATTTATTTTGCTCCACTCAAATGTATTCATCAAAACGCTAACCTCCTTTTGTTTGTTTTATTAAAATTTATTTTTTTAACTAACCAATATTTAAAGTGCCTTTGGTATTCGTGTAAAGAGTTTGAAATATTACCCTCAGTAACTTGCCTAACATAAAACTCCTGGAAAAGTTCTTCGATTTGTTTATCATTTAACTTATAATTTTTCTTTACAGCATTATAAACTCGACCACCCACATACTGGATTTTGAAATCCTCTATATCTATATTCTTTTCATTATTATCATTATTATCATTATTGTTTGTTGCCCTTTGTTTGTCTTTTGATTGTCTTTTGTTTGCCTTTTGCTCGCCCTTTTTAATATCCTCTTTTTGGTAATCATCATATTTTACAATAGTTACGAGGGTATTTTTGTTTGTCCCTTTTGTGATTATTGTTTGATCTTTTTTAAGTTTATTTAATGCCAGGCGGACTTGCTTAATTGACAGGTCTGTGTTGACAGATATTTTTCTAATTGAAGTAATGTGTTGTCCTCTTAAAACTTTACTTCCGAACACAACATTGTCCTTATGATTTGCTCTCAAAAGAAGAAACAAAAAAACCTTCAAAACATTGCCATCAGAAAAGTATCCCCACTCTAACAATTTTCTATTTATCTTGACGTAACCCTCCACTTAATTCTTTCAATTTCTTTTTTAAAAGTATATTTTCTGATCTCAAATTAACCATGTTTATAGTTTGTCTCCTAAACATGTCTTTAAAAAGCTCTTTAGATCGTTTGTATTTAACCATTTTTTCAGCCATGGACTCTTTAGTATCTGTTTCATCAATAAAGCCATCAAGCTCTCTTATACGGCTCTCTATAATATCATGAAAGCTTTTTATTTGAGCATCATACTTTAAATAAACATCATGTAATTGTATTATGCTATGTCTTATAGTGGCGTGATCTTTTTTCTTTTTTGTTCTGCCAATAGTGTTTCCTTCAAACAAACCCCCTACCTGTTCTAAAGATAGGGAGGTATATTTGTATAAAAAATAATAATACAATGCTCTTCTCCAAACAAGATGTATTTTCCTTGACCTCGTGTTTCTCCAAATATCATAATCAGTAACAACGCTATCAAGTAGATTAATTACTCCATTAACACCTATCTTGGTGTTTTTGGATTTAAACTGTCTTTGCATAATTTAAAACGGTAAATCGTCTGTGACCTCTTCTTTTTGCTTACTTGCTGTAGACCCATTATCGTCTTTTAAGTCTTTCATAAACCAAGCAACAATACTATTAAAGTGTTTTACATTTCCTTGCGGATCAGTCCACTCTCTTCCGTTAATGTTTATGCCAACCTTAACCTCTTGTCCAACTTTAAATTTGTCTAGCAATTGACATTTGTCCTTGTGAAATTCAAGCTTTATGTGTTGTGGATAATCCTTGTCATGGTCAGTTACCAATACAAAGACTCTTTTTTGGAAACCATTACTTCCAAAGCTTTCAGTTTTTTCTATTAATTTAATTTTACCTTCTAATTCCATTTAATTTATATTATAGTATTTACAATCTTTTGTCCTGCTATAACTGACAGGTCAGTTAAAAACTCCCTACAGAGTTTTATCTTTTCATAAAGTTTTTCAACGTCTTCCTCGTTGTAATTTACATCGAAAGACTTTATTCTATGTTCAGTTTCAATATCGCTAAACTGAAGATTATTTGTTATCTCATCTTCAATCTCTACCGGCACATCAATCATACCTGCCTTCCATGAAAACCTTCTGATTTCGTCTTGAATTAGTTCCATAGGTGTATCTGTTAGACAATATATTACTTTACATTTTTTAGTTCTTGTTAGAGCCATATAGCCTTGCATTTGCCAGTAGTAATCTTTGTTTGGCAAATCCTCCTCATACAAAGGAAAGGTTTGTAGGTTCCAACTGGATTTTATATCAATCAGTTCGTCAGCGTAGATATCAGGAGTTCCTGAAAGGTAACTATTGGCATATGATTTTTCGTTTTTGACATATTTTTTGCCAAGAAAGTTATTTAACATATCTATTGATTCGTCTTCAACGACCTTGCCTTTTTCTAAAAACTTACTCTGTATCTCTTTTGATCTACCGAAATAGATTTCTTTATGTAACTCTTTCAAATAAGTTTTTGTTGTTACTGAAAGAGAGTCTTTTTTTGATCTTGGATTTATCATCAGCTTTCCAAGAGATGAACATCTGAAAAGATATGAATCAAAGTTTTTTCTCATGACTGTTTATTTAATATGTATGACAATGTTCCTTTACTGGAAATATTAAAATGCTCCATAGTTTTTTTATAACTTCCATGCTTTTCGTGATATTTTTTAACCTCGTCATGGTTGTGTTTTTTTATAAAACTAGATGCGTGTAAAGCCCTCTGTTTTCTTCTTTCAGCCTCAACATCAAATGCGTTCTGACTAGCAGTTCCAATGTCTATGTTATCGTAGTGATTGTTGGTGCAGTCATTATCTAAATGTCTAACCATGTATCCCTTCGTGTAAATCTCCTCGCCATATTTCTGATACGCCTGTAGACGATGAACGCCAACATTAAGATTTTTTCCTTCATGATCTCTAATTTTAAATCTTCTATATCCGTTTGTGTGAACCCAACCAACTGGATTCTTTCTCTTACCAATAACAACTCCTTCTTTGGTGACCCTGTATCCTTTTTCATATGCCACCTTTTCGTTTTTATTATAATTATATTCCATATTTAAGATGCTTTATATTCGTAAACAAGTTTCTTATTCTCTCTATCAACTGCTCCAAGGTAAGAAACCCTGTTGTCTTTATCATACTCCACTTTCCATTGAAGTTTTTTAAGCCTTCTTTGAAACTGAATTGGAGATTCATTTGGCAGGAAATTAATCCAAATGAATGGAAAATCATAAAGTTCTCTACCGATACCCCAATTGAAACACGCTCTTTTAAATGCGTCACTCGCCTGTCCTTTTTCTTTTTCTGTTTTAGATTCAGTACCTACGTCTTGTTTTGAGATCCATTCGCCAGAGTCTGGGTCTTTAACTGATACACTACAGAATAAGTTTCCGTTTATTAACTCATAGCTTTTCTTCCACCCAAACTTTCCGTAAAGATCGTCAAGGATTTTCATGTCACACCTTGCGTCTTTGTATGCAAGTATTATTGCTCCTTTGTCTGTGTTCGATTGTACCCTAAAATCAATCTGATCCGCTTTTAGGGGGACGTATTTTGTTTTTTGTTTTGTCATTTAAGTAAGTATTTAAGTTAATTGCATTTATATTTAATAGCGACTGAATGTTTTTATTTAGAGTCTTGATCTCTGTGGTCATCTTATCAGTCAGTTTTATATGACCCTTCTTGATATCGTCTGAATAACTCTCAAGAGTGTTTTGTTTGTAGGTTAAAGCTAGGCAGTTCTCAATATGTTGTGGATCGTCTTTTAAAAAAAGATCAATAAGCTCGTCTTCCATTGGTCTATACATATTACTATTAGTATGATAGATTTCGTAATGATGGTCTCCGTTGGTCTTAATATACTTTTCAACTTTAAATAGTTTTCCATATATATAATTTAATTTTCCAAACCTTATTGATTCATATCCTTTGGATATTAACCTTTCAAAAAGAACAGAAATTTTATCATTTCTGTAAACCCTGGAGATATCGCTCATACCAAATTAAGTCTTTTAAAGTCTTGTCTAGCTTGTTTCTAAACTTTTTCTTTTTGATTTTCTTTCTTGCTTTTTGCATACAGAGATTCATCATGGCTAAGTGACAAGTCACAATTTTCTTTCTGACCATCTGCTCTCTTCTTCTTTTCTTTCTTGCTTTCAAATACCTTTGGTAATTGAATATTCTTATTTTTATCATCGTTTGTTTTTTTGTAGTGAATGTATGGTAATTGTGTCCATAAATGCCACTCGTTTGAATCGTCTAAATTATCTAAATTATTTTCCATGCTTGTGAATCTTTGTTTATGAGGGGAGGGAGGGAACCCCTCTAAACAAATTATAAAGAATTACTAACCAAAAATACAATGAAACCCTCCCAAAAAATTTATCTAATTTTAAAACTACTAATAACTTGTTAATAAACCTAATTTTTCAAAAACAAATTAATCTGCTTGTGAAACAAGTCCATCAGAGCCTCGATGTTTTCTTGAGGTTGCAATGTTGCTAGAAGAGTCAGATACTTAACGCAAGTATCAAACTGCGACTGCTTTTTACAAGACTTGATAACCCTTTCAGCCTTTATAAATAGTTCTGATTTCTTTCTCATAAACTAATTGTATCGTTTCATTCTCTCGTTCCTCTCTGTAGTCTCTTTCAGAAATTTGTCTGTCCCTTGGAAGAATATATACTTTTCAGGGTCGTCCTCTTCTTTATATGTATCCGTGACTGAAATATTCATAACAAACCTAGTGTCTGTTGCACTCAATGTAAAGTGGATTACATAAATGTTGTAGATATATTCCTCTGAATATGCACCCACCTCATTTTTAAATGGCATTAAATAAAATTGACCTGCATCTTTCTTAAAATGCTTAACCAATTGTGCAGATAAACATTCTGATCCATTAGCTATTTTGTCTTTTGGATCAATGTCTGACCTTATACCATTAACCAAGGTAAACCCATCTAAAAATTTAGCCAGTTCTAGCCCATGTCCATACATATGACCATCATACTGCCTATATAAATTTATAAGAGAGTCTTTAGCCTTGCCACTTTTCGTATGCTTGACCACATACCTCGCTATATCCTTAAATGTCTGCTCTACAGACTTTTTTAAGGTGTTCTCTGTTACTTTTCTTTTTTCTCCCAATAGCTTATCTCCATCTATTGGAATTACTCTTGTTAAACTTCTTGTTCCCATTTAATTAAATTATAATTTGTTATACGATAATATTTTAAATTCAGGTAGATTTATAGCATCAGGTTTTTTTGATGTCAAATCTTTTTTACTTGAACCTTTTACATAGAGATCATAAAATTCCTCTATGTCCTCACAATTATAAAAAATTGTGTCATCATCAACTACATCTCCAACTCCTATTATATAGTTTTTGCAGATTTCATTGTTGTCCCTCCATTGTATTGTGCAATTGTATAAAGAGCCTTTTTCTTTTAAATCAAAGCTATCGCAAAAATTATGTAAAGTTTCCCAACAAATTCCATAATTTGCATCATAATTATCTTTCATTGTTTCTAATACTTGCATACCTTCTTCATCGGTACAAGTATAACCAAGGGAGCGAATATCATCCACTCCCCACTCTATACATATAGTATTTTTCTCTTTTGAAATTTCTTCAAAATGTCTCAAAGCCCTATCTAAACCTTGACATATTCCTATGTACTCGAATTTAGAATGGCTATCGTTTATCCATTCTTTATCATCCTTGATGTCTTGGATTACTCTTTTAAAGTCTTCTATTGTTATCATATTAAATTGAATTTGTGTTAAAGATATGTATTTAGTTCGAATCTACCAAATACTAATCATCTGATTGTTCTTTGTCGGCATATTCACAGGCATCGTTGTATAAGTTTTTGTTTACTTTATATACATAGTCAACAAAATAATTATACCACTCTACTTTAGAATCAAGTTCAGCATTCTGTTCTTGCAGTCTTTCCTCATCATATGCATCAGAAGATTTTGACCCATCGTCCTCCAAATTAATTGTTGTAAGAGAATCTGACCCATTGTCTTGGCTCATTATATCTAAATCATCTGCATCAGCTTGTGCTATCCACTCTTCATCTGTCCAACTTTCACAATTTGGATAGTCAATATGAAACCCTCCGAGATTCATATAAAATTCCTTAATTAAGGAAACCTTTTTACTCATTATTTTACTCATAATATTTAATTTAAGATTAATAATAGACGTTGAGGGATAGTCTCCTACCCCTCTTGTTTTTACTCAGACTCCCAAATGCTACGAAAATTTGGATTTCCCAGTAACTCTTGATAAGACTCATTTAAAATCTTGTCGTCTTTATATAAGTCTTCAAGATATTCTTTTAGCTTGGGCATTGTTGTCTTAACGTGCCTTGCTAAATATTTAAATGATTCTCTTTTGCTTGGCTCTTCTATTTCTAAAAAACCATTTTCGTCAAAGTAAAAATTAAGATTTAAGTTAGTCATCTCTTCGTTTACTTTGTGTGTAATCCATATTGACACCGACTGATTTTCGTGGTCAAAGGATGTACTAAATTTTGAATGTAACATATTATTAAATTTAAAGTTAGTAATAGACGTTATATAATACTATATAAAAAAATGAGAGGTAGAAAAATCTACCCCCCATATAAAAAAACTAATCTAATCAACATTAACTAAAACTTCTTCTGAATCCGTACTGAATCCATTAATACCAGTTCCAGTAGAAAAACGTATAGTCCAATAATAGAACGCCACTATGTCTCGGTGTTTAGGAGAAATATTTCTCTTTTCAATAGCGTCATCGAGTGTCGAAAAATATTCAACGTGCCTTGAGGGATTTTTACTTGACGGGCAATCGCTTTGAATCCAAGTTCCAGTCTTTGATAACATAAAACCTTTCATTTTTTCTGCATCGTAACCTTTCTTGACTACCAAATAGTGGTCAGGATTTTTGTTTCTTTCTCTTGAAACCTCTGTATATTGATTTTCCATATAATATTATTTAAAGTTAGTAATAGACGTTGGGGAGGATATACCCCCCCAAAAAATTATGGGCTTTCATACAAACATAAAGCCTTCCGTTCTTGGCATAGCCATGTGTCTCTATTGACACCTTTTACAACTGATGTTAGATGACCACCAAACCCTACTTTTATATCAAAAATGTAGTTTTTGTTAACATCTAAAAACCTTTTGTGTTTCCACATTGGTAACCAACCCTTACCTTGTTTCAAAGATTTTTTAGTCCACCCTTTACTTTCCAAGTAAGGCTCATAAACATCACGACAATTCAAATACGGAATTCCTTTCTCAACTGCCACATCCATTAAGTCTTTAAAGACTTTCATGTAGTCCAGTTCTAATGATAATGCGATTGCCCTAATAGCACAATCTCCTACCAAATCTTTTTTCTTTCCGACTGGGAAATACTTTTCCCTACCTCCATGAGAATGTTCATACTTAATAAAATTAATTTTCATAATTATATAATTTAAGATTAGTAATAGACGTTGGGGACACATAGCCCCCAAACAATTATTTAATTAATCTGAATTGATAGTCACAATCTCCGTTATAATATTCAGCCGAAATAAATGGCTCAAATTTTTCTCCTTGAGATTTTCTTTGCTCCTCAAGTTCTTCAGCTTCAGAACAATCATGCTCCGTAACTTTAGTAATCAAATTATCAATCTCTTCAAAATATTCCTCCTTTGTTAAAACTTCAACTTCATTTAAACTTGTTGTTATTTTAACGCCATACGGAATTTTATTACTTTGATTGAATTCAAGAATCTGATATGACCCATAGTCTTCTCCAACTGAATAAGATATGATTTTTTTCTTCAGTAATCTACCATCGCCCCATTGAGAATTATCATCGTAAAACTCCACGCTTGGATGTTCGTGTAGACTCTCACATTTAGGCACAAAACCCTTGTTAAAATTAACTTGTCTTTTAACAAATTCTTCAGCATCATTATATGCTTGATGCTCACACGAATACTTTTTAATTTGTACACCATTTTCAGAAGAATATCCTTCTCCATTCCAAGTATCGACTAAAAGATAGGTTTTGGAAGAAGAATCCTTCATATTGTCCTCATTAACCTTGAGAGTATATAACGGTGTAGGATTGTCTTCCCAATTGATAACAATCTCATCGTCAACTAAAAATTGACTTTTGTCGTCAATCACATTCCATTGCTCAAGTTCTTCACGAGAAAATTCATCACTATACTCTCCTTCATTATAAAGTTTTTGTGCTTGTTCAACTGAATCAGCTTCAACTTCAATTTCTGTTGAAATAGTCTTTGTTTCAATAATTGTAATTTTCATAATATTTAATTTTAAGATTAGTAATAGACGTTGGAGGGAAATACATCCCTCCAATCATATTAAACAAAAACTCTTCCTAAACCATTATCAGCAGTAACCTTACCACCAAATCCATAATTAGATTTTTGTGCAACGATATTGCTAAACTGGTTGAAGATAGATTGATCAAGTCTTTGAAGACTACCAGTCAATTTAGACTCTTGTCTTGAATTCTCTGACCCTCCTTTGTGAGTGCTATAATGTGTAACACCACTAAATAAACCCCATAGTGTTTTACCTTTATAACTCATCTCTTCAGCGATTGACCTTGTAACTTTCTCACAAATATTAATCTTCCTTGTACTATACTTATCTTGGGCAATAGCCATAGAAAGTTTAGTATCAACTCCACTAATTTTTTCAATCACTTTTTGTGCAAAGGAATCATCAATCTCAATGTTTGCCATCTTATTAAAAGTCTCGTACAGACTTGTATCAGACTCTTCAAGATTTTCCAATGCTCTCAATGATACATCTATTAGTCTTCTCATATTGCTCGTATGACGTGCAGAGGATTCTAATGATTTTTTCATTGCAGAGAATTGATTGTCACATGAAATTGTAACTCCAGTAGTACCCCATCTTAATGAGGTGCTACCATCATGAGAATTAATAGCAGTTGCATAACGCTTGATTGTATCTTGACCAACTTTGATTGGCTCCAGTTCCAACTGCATCGCAACTCTACGACCACCTTTAAATGATACACCATGTGTTATTGGTTTCCCAATCACATCGGCAACATTCAAAACCAGTTCAGCCAGTTCTGAATTTTGGAATATTTCGTATTGCTTGGTAAATGCACCAAAACAATCTTTGTTATCTGAACGGACAACACCGAAAAAATCGGTTTTGTATGAATCGACACCATCAATAAATTGCAATGGTTTCTTTTCAACTTTCCAATTCATGTTAAACTTATCCAAAGTATTTTCTACTTCTGACTTGCTAATAAACTCTTGATTTTTTGTAATAGAATTTTTCATTTTATATAATTTAAGATTAGTAATAGACGTGGGAGGATTACCCTCCCATTGTAACTAAAGATTCCTACCGAATGCCATAAACTCATCAATCTCATCAAGTCCATCGATAAGTTTATCTATTCTTGGCAATTGTGATGGCTCATTGTGTATTGCAAACTTTTTCAGTTCCAACAATGAACACCATAATGTGCCGATGTTATCATCATAATTTTTAGGATTAGAATTAACATAGAATACTGCATTTTGCTCTTTAGCTAAATCAAAGTGTTTAGATATAATATCCATTTTATTTTATTTAAGATTAGTAATAGACGTTGGGAGATTGTCTCTCCCAATCACAAACAATCAGTTAATCTTGATTGAATGTTTTTTCAATTGTTCTGAATTTTCTAATTGCTCACATACGTTGTAAACTACGGCATTAATTAGTTTGAATGTTTGAGGATTTAATCCGCTAACATCTAATTTATCTAATGCGTTACAAGTAAGAATTTCAGCATTTGAAAACATTTGAATTGAAATTGTATTTTCCATTTTATATAATATTTAGATTAGTAATAGACGTTGGAGGAATCTCTTCCTCCGACCATAATTAAATAGACTCTTCTACTCTATCTAATATTTCAGAAAGTTCAATTAGTGTACTTGGTTTGAATATTTCTGACTCATGCAAATCAGTCATAAGTCTATCATACCAGTAACCATCAAAAAGTCCAAACAGCATGTTTGTTATTTCAGAATCATAATCTCCAGTTCCATAGGTTGATTGAATCATATTTAATACCAATGTTCTATCATCCTGTCCAAAAATTTCGTGTCTGTCAAATCTTCTGTGAGTGTACTCTTTCGTTGGATTCATATGTTTCTGAATCTTCTGTAGATAATTAGTGTAGTTCATTTTAATATAGTTTTAAGATTAGTAATAGACGCAGAGGTAATTGAAACAACTACCTCATCGTCACGTTTCGTCCTGTATGAAAGCTACTAAACGCTCAAACCATTTGGACTCGTCAGTATTACTGGGTTTGATTAGCTTCCATCAATCTTTAAATATATATGTATAGACGGCATTTAGCCGTAGTCCCTATCTCCATTGGAGGAGGATGTAGTCAACACTGGGAGCGAGGATGCTCTACCACCATGCCTATGTTGGCAATTGTTGATAAGAAGACTACGTTTGGATTGTGTAGTGAGCGAATCGCTCTTGGGTTTTTAACCTGACTGCTTCTCTTCAGCCGTCTTCAGTAATCTACAGATTGGCATCCGTCCAAAAGACACACAAATATAATGTATTAGTTCGAATCTACCAAACCACAAATACTAAATCTTACATCATTGGTACATAGGCAATCTTATATATGACTTTATTTTATCGACTTTATAAAAGGTTGGTAGTGAGGAAAACCCTAGTACATATAAAGAGGGATATAGGGATGTTGCATTACTGCGTGTATTATACGATAGTTTCTCCATTATAGTGGTCTATCGTAACAAAAAGGTAAAATGTTTGTGTAACTGGATTCTAAAATAGAGGTGCAGTAGGTCTGACAAACGACTTTTCTGTGTGCGTTTGCCGTTTGTATTATATATATAACCCAAATACTCAATATTTCTAAGGTGGCGGAAAAAAGTATCATTTAAGTGTTTTATATATATAGTGTACATTAAAATGACACTAAAACCCGCCACCCTATTCTTTATAATCTTTGTATCTTTGCAGTGAATTAAATCTTTGTCAAATGATTAATATAGTTGTGCAGCCACCGTATGCGTTTATGGTGGGTTTAGAAGCGGTGTTGAACGACGAAAGAAAGATATCCGGGATCGTATTTCACTTATTATTGTTGTCAATAGAATACAATTGGGATAGTGGTGAGTCAATTTCTATTTGAAGCGTCTTTATTTGGAGTTATATTTTTAATACTTAAAAAAATATGGAGCCCCTCTGTGAAATATTGGATGGGCCAAATAGTTATTGCGATAAACATTTTTGCTTGCCTGCTATATATGTATGGAATATATGGTGGCATGATGACCTTAGGGCTTGGGTCCTCAAAAATACTTCTACACGCTATAGTAGCCATTATAATACATACTCTTTTTACAATACAATCAAGCAATGAACACGAGTGAACATGTCGTTATTTTATCTCTAGCACTTGGTTGGATAATTTTTATAGCCATAGGTTGGTTATGGGAAAGAAAATCATAAAGTGTAGTCAGTGTGACAAAGAGTTTGAAAACGGATATGAATATAGATTACATTGGGAGATAAAGCATTTTTATCCATATCTTAAGAAAAACTCTTTTGATATTGAAAGAGCTAAAAAGGATAAGAAATAATATAATTGATTACTTTTACATTACTTTAATAAAATTTAATTATGATAGAAAAAAATATAGATTTTAATGACGACGCTAAAGTTTCTTTGATTGAAGGAGTAAACAAAGTAGCTGACGCAGTAAGCTCTACACTTGGAGCAGCCGGAACAACCGTGATACTTGAAGATCAAACTGGTAGACCACACATAACTAAAGACGGAGTAACAGTTGCAAAGACAATAAACCTATCAGACCCGGTAGAACATCTCGCAGCTGAGATTATAAAACAAGCCTCTATTAAGACAGCTGATGAAGCTGGAGACGGAACAACCACCTCTATAGTTTTAGCTAGAGCTATTATTGGTAACGCTTTTGAAAAAATTAAAGAAAACCCCAAAATCAATGTTACAAAACTTAGAGAAGAAATAGAATATTTATCAGATAAGGTATATCAGTATTTAGATAAAAAAGCAAAACCAGTAGATGAGCAGTCTGTTGAAAGCGTAGCAACTATATCAGCAAACAATGACGCTGCTCTTGGAAAAATAATTTCCCAAGCATACAATAAAGTTGGGGTTGATGGCGTTGTAACTATAGAGGAGTCTATGACATCTGAAACCTATGTAGAGATAGTTGAAGGAACAAGAATCAAGAAAGGCTTCCAAAGCCCATACCTAATCACTGACAAAGAAAAAAACACTGTCGTACTAGACAATCCCTTTGTTTTAATATCTGATAAAAAAATTGATGTCCTTGAAGACATAGAGGTCCCACTTAAGACCGCTATGAATACCAAAAGATCGCTCCTTATCATATCTGAAATAGAACAACCTGTAATGAACGTGCTTAATGTGAATAAGGCAAAAGGTATTCTTAAGGTGAATGTGCTTCCTCCAGAGGGAGTTGGATTGAATCGGTTTGAATTGTTGGAAGACCTTGCGGCTATGACTGGAGCGATTGTGGTATCAGATCAGACGGGTAACGATTGGAATGGTGTTACACCTGAATTTCTTGGCGAAGCCAAAAAGTCGGTGTCAACAAATAAAGAAACCATATTAACTCTAAACCTAAAAAAAACTGCTGACGCAGTTTCAAGTCAAGTAGAGAGAATAAAATCAATATTAAAGAATAAAGAGGATGTATCAAATGATTGGCATTATAGGGATCGACTCTCTAGGCTGTCCGGCGGCATTGCTGCAATATTTGTTGGAGCCCATACTGAGGTAGAAATGAAAGAAAAGAAGGATAGAGTTGATGACGCAATATGTGCAACTAGAGCTGCTCTTGAAGAGGGGATACTTCCAGGGGGTGGTGTTGCTCTTTTCCATGCCTCCTCAACTATATTTGGAATGTCAGTCGGAAAAAAAGAAGAAAGAAGGGTGGCTTGCGAAATATTATACAAGGCACTTGAAGAACCATTTAGAACCATAGTTCACAATTCAGGTATAAACATAGATCATATAGAAGAAAAGATTGTTAAGTCTGGTAGACATTCTTATGGTTATGATGTAAAAAACAAAAGAACAGGAGACATGTTTAAATATGGCATAATTGATCCACTTAAAGTTACAAAGATGGCTCTGAAGAACGCTATATCTGTATCTAACACTATTCTGCAAACTAATTGTGTAATATCAAACAAAAGAGCATGAAAGCATTAGGTAGCTTTGTTTTACTAGAAGAGGTAAAAGAAGAAATAAAAAATGACATGGGGCTAGTTGTAACTGCTTCAAGTGAGCAAAAAATAAGATACAAGCTAGCAAAAGTAATAACAACAGGAGAAGATGTAAATGGAATTAACGCTGGAGATAGTGTTTATTATGACACTGCTGCTGGTTCTGATATTCGATTGGACGGGAAAAGACTAGTAGTTGTACACGACAGGGGTGTAGTTATAGTTTTGTGAAATTATTTGATTTAGAGGATGAAAGTTTTTCTCTTCAAACATATATTGAATTCGGTGGATATGATTTTGTATGGTTTGACGAGCCTATAAATTATTATAATATCGCAGATATAACTGCGAAAATATCTTCATTCGAGCAACTACGTTGGTACGCAGAAGTCTTTCTGTACTTAAACCCCGACGTTGATCTTAAAATGTTTCAGGGAATATTTCAAGCATTATCTAGTACAGACTTTGGAAAGACGGTAAGGTCTTATGGGCGTGTTAGAACAGGGTCTATGGTAGAAGATGTCTACAAAAAAAGAATTACACCTTGGTGTAGGAGAAAGAGACGACTTATATTTAATCCAAATGTAATAATGTCTGCTGAAGAAAAAATAAGCATATCATCTTCCTTAACCAAAAGAGGTGTGGTTTTTAAAAAAACCGACTTACTTGAAACAATTAATTACCTTAATTCATTAAATATTTTAATTACTAACGATTCATTATCAAAAAATATGAATTGTTCAAAAGCAACAATAAACAGACTGCTTGATGATCAAACTAAAAATATAATCAAATTTAATAACACTATGATAAGAGAAGAAATAAAAATACTTAAAGTAGTAGAGTGTATAGAAATACTAACATCAGGTGGCGATGATATAAAAGTTAAGTCTTTAAAAAAACTTACAGCTGAAAGAGACTATGATATAATTAAAAAAGCAATCTTTAGGTTTGAAAATCACCTCTAGTTTTAAGATTCATCTTTCTTATAATCTCCCTGTACTTTTTATCTACATATCCAGCTTTCTTTGAAAATATTGGATTTCGGTAAGGATTTTCAGATATTTCTTCTTCTTGCGTTAACTTTTTATAAGTGTGAGAACAAATCAGTTTACTTTTTTGTGATAACTCGTAAAGGGCCTCTTGGCTAAATCTTTTGCCTTCTCTCCAGGTTTTAATGTATCCCTGCGTAACCATATCACTAAATCTTCTTTTGTCCCAATCAATTAGCTTGGAGAAAGAAAAGAATTGTTTTTTAGTAAATATATTTTCATCATACAAAAAAAGAAGTATTTCAAGAGTGGGTGTGCCAATTTCATACTTTCTAGTTATGTAGTATTTAATTATCCTCCAGTTTTTAAGAAAATTATGTTTTTTGTGTCTTGGTCTATATGTGGGCTTCTTGTCGCCTTTTTTGCTAACGTAATAAGCTTTTGGCATAGATTTACATTTGACTTTGTTCAAATCTACAAATTTTAAAATTCTTATCTTTGCCTATGTAAATAAATTTACAATATGGCGGCAAAGCTTGATAAATCTAAGATGAGTTGTAACAAACCTAGGAAAAGTCCTAATCCTAAAAAAAAGAAGGTTGTTAAGGCTTGTTCAGGGGGAACTGAAAAAATAATTCATTATGGTGCTTCAGGCTATGGGCATAATTATAGCACTGCTGCTAGAAAATCTTTTAGAGCTCGACATAAGTGTGATCAAGCAAAAAATAAATTGACTGCACGTTATTGGGCTTGTAAAGATTTATGGGCTGGAAAAGGAGGGTCCACAAAATCATCTCCTAAATCGAAACAAGGAAAATATTAAAATATGAAACACAACGGTTATTATCCCCCAGTCGGAAGTACAAACTACGGAATGATGGGTCCGTTTAATAAAAAAAAGAAAAAAAGAATTGTTTCAAAGAAACAAGGTCCATTTGGAACTATATTTGTAACTGAAAAACCTACTGTAAATGACAGTATTGTTGTTAAAAAACCCAAAAAAAGAGGATGAAGGGGCCTTTTAAAAACCATGCTGGTCTTGGAGATACCGTCGCTGCTGTAACGCAAGCGACAGGAATCAGGGCTATCGTGGAAGCGGGATCAAGGGCTTTTAACAAGCCTTGTGGCTGCGAGCAAAGAAGAAAAACCTTAAATGATTTATTCCCTTATGGCAAAAGAGAAAAGAAATAAAATATGTCCAGCAGGTATAGCTTGGGCAAAGAGAACATTCGATAGGTATCCATCGGCATACGCAAACATGGCGGCAAGTAAATATTGCAAGGATCCTAATTACGCAAAAAAAGCAAAAGGTAAAAAGTAAATATTAAAACAAAAATTATGAAAGTTAAAGCACCGAAAGGTTATCACTGGATGTCTTCAGGAAAAGGAGCTCCAAAACTAATGAAAAATCCGTCAGGCGGATATAAAGCGCATAAAGGAGGCAGTTTGTCTTTTAATTTTAAAATACAGAAAGTACATAAAAAATAAACACATGCAACTCCCCAAAAATGGCGTGGCCAAAGACATTCGTTCATATGTAGGATCATTATTTATCTTCTTGTTTGTTATAGGAATTATAATTACTTTATTGCAATTTCCTGTACTTGATTCAAACAAAGAAGTTGTAATGATGCTCATCGGAACAATATCAGCGTCCATACCAATAATTATATCAAGTATTACTGGAACCAAACCAGATGATGTAAATGCCTTGAAGAGTGAGATAGATAAAAAGAATCATCAGATTGATTTACTTGTTGCTGCAAAAGACAGGTTAGAAGATATGGTAATACAATTACAAAAACAAATGCTTGATAACCAAGATGATGTAATGGACAAGATAATCCTCAAAGCTGCATTAGACTATGATGATAGAGCTAAAGCAAAGGCTATCATGAAAAAATGCACTTGCGGAAAAGAGGAGTGTAAATGTGAAGGAGAATAATCATGGGTGAACTAAAAAAATGGAGAGAGCAAAAGTGGGTTAGAATAGGTACTGACGGGTCTATACTTGGTCCATGCGGAACTAGTAAAAACAAAAAAAATCCTGACAGATGCTTACCTTTGTCAAAAGCAAGGTCTCTATCTAAATCAGAAAGAGCTGCAACTGCAAAAAAGAAAAAAAGAGAAGGAGGGTCTGGTAGACAATTCGTTTCAAATACAAAACAAGCAAAAGTAAAATCATAAATTATGCCATACAGTAAATATAGTGCAAAGCAAAAGAAACTTGCAAGAGTTGCACCCCCAAGAGATAAAATTACTTCTTTAGACTTGAAAGTCTTGAGGGACAGTAAAAAGAAGAAGAAGAGAAAGAAAAATGGAAGAGCTTAGAATCTACGGAATTAATATATCAGCAATAACAGGAGTGGTTTTAACAGACATAAATCAAGTGCTTTCGCTTTTGGTGTTAAGCGCAACATTTATATACACAATTATACAAATAGCCGATAAGGTTAAAAACAAATATAAGAAATGAAAAATTTTATAGATAAATTACAACAAGCTTGGAATAGCCTTTTATACAAACTAATGTTTAAAAAATACAAATGAAATATTTTTCTGAATCAGAGTTTTCAAATTTTGAAATGATGGATGAAAAACTTTTGACTATGCTTGATAGTTTACGAGAAATCTATGGTAACCCTATCAAGATAACTTCAAGTTACAGAAGCCCAGATCATCCTATAGAGGCTGCAAAAGATTCTCCTGGAGAGCATTCTTATGGAGCAGCTGTCGATATTGAAAGCGTCGGAGGAGGAAAAACATTCAGACTTGTTAAGGCGGCTATAGAGGTTGGCTTTGAAAGAATAGGTATAAGCAGAAAGAAGGGGTTTATACATTTAGGTATTGGATACCCTGGAGCGCCAACAAAAACTATTTGGACCTATTAATATGGCAAAACCAAAAAAGAAATTCGGGCAAACTACAGTAGGTAGACTACTAAAAGCAAGTGTTGGACTTATCAATCCAACTCTTGGTAATTTAATTCAAGGAAACATGTCTATAGAGCAAGTAATAAGTTCTATTAAAGATTCAGACGCACCTTTGGATGATAAAATTAGGGCTCAAGAGTTAATATTGGAAGCTTATGAGTCAGAAGTAGCCGATAGAGCTAGTGCAAGGCAGAGAGAGATGACTGCTCTTGCTGCCGGATCTAATGACATTCTTTTTAAAACTGTAGGCTGGGGAATAACCCTTAGTTTTGTAGCTGTTGTAGCAGGAGCCATAGGACTATGGGAGATACCAAAAGAAAGTCAAAGACTTTTTGATATGGGATTTGGAGCTGTAGTGGCAGCTTTTACTCAAGTAATAGGGTATTATTTCGGAAGCTCTATGGGTAGCAAACAAAAAACAAACATAATGAAGGGAACGGATGGCTAGAATATCAACATATGATCAGGATAGTAATGTAAGTTTTCAGGATAAACTGATAGGAACTAATTCTGTTGATTCAGCTACAAAGAACTTTACACTACAAAGTGTAATTGATTTAATAAATCAGTTAAGCGGAATAAACCTGTTTGACGGTATGGTTTATAAGTTTCAAAGCTATTTACCAGCAGCGACAGATCCTGTAGGTATTTTAAATTTAGTTGCAGGCAATACCTCAACTACCGCCTTCAGTGCTGTCACACAAATTATAGTATCTAAAAAAGTGTTTAACGGCCTAGAGGTTGGGCAGTATTTGTCTTCACTTAATGGGAGAAGATTTAAAATCACAAAGCAAGATGATTTAAATACTTTTGCTGTTTACAGGGTAACAAGTGTTGCTGACTTTACCAATAACAGGTATTTAAGGTTTGTTGTTACATTTGTTAGAGGTAACGGATCTTTTACCCCAAACTCTTTTTATTTTTTAACATTTCAAGAACCTAGTTTTGTCGTAGATTTTGATGATGTATCAAGTGCAGGCTCAGGTCAAATAATAACTAATACAGAAAGAACCACATTAGGGACAGCGCTACAAGCAACAGATATTATTGATAATGTCACATCAACCGACATAAATAAAGCCTTGTCGGCTAATCAAGGCAAAATACTGAATGATGCAATAGCAGCAATTAACACGCTGTTGACCTCTAATGATACAAATTTAGATGAATTACAAGAAATTGTTAATTATATAAAATTAAATAGAACAACCTTAAATGCTTTAAGTATTTCAAGTATATCTGGACTGCAAGCTGCTTTAGACGCAAAAGTAAATGTTGTTACAGGAAAAGGTTTGTCAGAAAACGATTTTACAAATACACTTTTAACTAAGCTAAATGGTATTGCTACGGGTGCTGAAGTAAACGTGCAATCAAATTGGAATGAAACTGATACAAACGATGATTCTTTTATACAAAACAAACCAACAGATATAACAGATTTATCTGTTCATAATGTAACTGAGCTTTCAGATGTAAGCACAACATTTTTTACAGGATCTACAGCTACCTCTTTGACAGATGCCGGCTCTGGTTCTATAATTACTAGTGCTGAAAGAACAAAATTAACAGGTATAGATGTTGATCCTGCAAACAACACAATAAGCGATGGAACCGACAGTATAACAGTCGCACCAAGCTCTAGAACAGTACAGGTGTTGGGAACCACAAACGAAGTTGAAGTTTTCCCCACTGGAGCTCAATCTTTAGCAGCCGATAGAATTTTTACTGTTGGACTACCCAATGATGTAACAATAGGCAACGACTTAAATATTACTGGTGACGCTACAGCTTCTTCTTTTGTTAAATCAGGGGGTACAGGAGCGCAAATACTTTTGGCTAACGGTACGGTTATCGACCTTACAATTGAGTCTCAAGGTATTAATAATAATGATGTTGATACAAAGATTCCATCAAATGCAGCTGTAAAAGATGCTATTGACACAGCAATATCAAATGTTATAGATAATGCGCCAACAGCGCTTGACACATTAAATGAACTAGCGGCGGCTTTAGGAGATGATGCTAACTTTTCTACGACAATTACTACTGCCTTAGGGAACAGGTTACAATTTGATCAATACCAAGCATTGACTTCTGCTCAAGTAACACAAGTTTTAAACAACCTCCTAATCACATCTACAGTACAAGAGATTAATTTTTTAGATGGTGTTACCTCAACACTCGCATACAAAAGTCACACCGTAACTGTAGGTAGCAAAACAGGTGGCGGAAACGCATACTATGTAGATGGTAAAGAAAGACCAATACTAACTGTTCTTCCTGGAACAAAATATAGATTTGACCTATCAAGCGCTACACTTTCGTCTCATCCATTTAAATTTAGTGAAAACGAAAATGGCGCTACGACAGGAACCTATACTGCAAACGCAACTTACAGTGGAACGCCCGGAAGTGCAAATGCTTATGCTGAAATAACGGGTCATTATCAGTATCCTGTTTTATATTATTATTGTACTGTTCATTCAGGAATGGGCAACATGGTAAAGTCTACTATAAGCTTAGAGGGCTTTACCCCTACGGACCTACTCGGAACACACTCACCAGCAACTAAAACTTTTATAGTCACAGTAGCACAAAAAACAACAGCACACAGGTATCATAATATTGGGTCAGGAAATGGTTATCTTATAGACGGTGTGCCAGCACCATATCTTACCTTAACTCCAGGAATTACATACAGGTTTGATGTGTCACACACATCAGTTGCAAGCCATCCTTTATTTTTTTATTACAACTCAGATAAAAGCACTCCAACAGGGTTATCATCAAATAAATATACTACTGGGGTTAGTGATACTTATAGTACAATTCAACAAGGAAATCCAGGAGCATACATTGAAATTGTAGCGGACGAAGACACACCAACTGTATTGCATTATATGTGTGGTGTGCATCCATACATGGGGAATGGGGTTAATTTTAACACAAGAAACTTAACTGATCTTTCAATTGATTCTTTAGTTGATGTAGACCTTACTAGTGTAGCAAACGATAAAATATTAAAGTACAATTCAACTTCAGGTAAATTTGAAGTTGCAGATGAAAGTGGAGGTACTGTAACAGAAGCATTTAAAACAATTGCTGTTACAGGAACTTCTGGACAATCTGATGTTGTGGCAAATTTAGCAGCAGATACACTTACTTTTAATGCTGGATCAGGCATGAGTATTACTACTAATGCTTCAAATGATACAATACAGTTTGCAAGCACAGCAACTGGAGGAGGCACAGATCTAAACTCATTAAGCACCGCAGCTGTTGATGTTGCTTCTGATAGCATTGGATTTATTGATAGTAGTGATTCTAACAATAGTAAAAAATCAACCATTGCAAGTTTAGTCTCTGCTATAGCAGGAAATAATTTAACAGCAAGTAATGGTCAGCTAAACGCACAAGCTGGAGGTGGAGGTGGCACTGTTACTGTTGAAAAAAATGTTTATACGGCAAATGGAAACACATTTGGATTTGCAACTACTACTGCTATTGCAAACGAAAACAACGTACAGGTATATATAGATGGTGTTTACCAATCTAAGGATAATTATACTACAAGTGGTAGTACTGTAACTTTTTCGCCTACAGCACCAGCCAACGGAACTTCTGTTGAGCTTATACATGTGGTTGAGTCTTCAGGTGTAATTGCAAGAGATACGTTTACTGGTAATAATACCACTACAGCATTTACGCTGTCAATGTCTATATCAAATGTAAATGCCACACAAGTTTATATAGATGGGGTATATCAAAGCAAAAGTAATTACACAACATCTGGAAGTGTCTTAACATTTAACACAGCCCCTGCAACTGGCACTTCAATAGAGGTTGTTCATATAAAAGCGGTTAATGCAACATCAATTAATCAAAACAACTTTACAGGAAACGGAAATCAAACATTCACGTTATCACAAAGCATCGACGATGAAGCAAAAACATTTGTATTTATACAAGGTGTTTACCAGGAGAAATCAACTTACAGTATATCAGGGAATCAAATAACATTTAACACTGCACCTCAAACTGGATTTACAGTAGAGGTTATGGCTTTTGATAGCATAACAGTTGGAAATCAAACTGCAGCTGGTACAGATTGGCAAACAGCTATTGAACCACAAACTGGAACTAGTTTTGGTGCGGACGCAAACAAAGGTTATTTTGTAGATACAACATCAAGTTCTGTAACTGTTAATTTGCCAGCAGGAAGTGTAGGAGATGAAATACATTTTACAGATTATGCTGGAAATTTTGATACTAACGAAATTATATTTAATGCTAATGGTACAGAAAAAATATTAGGAAGCACTACTAATCATAAATGTGTAACAAAAAATGCTACTGTAAGGTTGATATACCAAGATAACACTAATGGTTGGACTGCTGACAATATAGTTATAGATCCACCTGCTACTGATGTTTATTACTTAGTGGTAGCTGGTGGCGGTGGTGGTACTGGAGGAGCCTCAGGTGGTGGAGGCGGTGGTGGCGCTGGAGGTTATTTAACTAATTTTGGTGGCACTGCTCTTTCTTTGAATCCATTAACAAATATTAATGTTACTGTTGGAACAGGTGGTTCTGCAGGAGTTGGTGGTACTGAAGGTGGTGAAGGAACAGCATCTTCATATGGCTCTATATCTGCTGCTGGAGGTGGTGGTGGAGGATATGGAATTTCTAACCATCCAGAAGGAGGCGATGGAGGCTCTGGTGGAGGCGGTGGTGGTAATGCAGGGGCTACAGCAGGTGTTGGCGGTAGTGGTAATACCCCATCTACCACTCCAAGTCAAGGTAATGATGGTGGTGATTCAGGGCCTAACACTACTCACCAGTGGGCTGGTGGTGGAGGCGGTGGTATTGGTTCTGCTGGATCAAATGGTGCTGCTAATAATCCTGGTAACGGAGGAACAGGGACTACTAATTCTATTACAGGAGCAAGTGTAACCTATGCTGGAGGCGGTGGAGGTGGTTCCTGGACTTCAGGAACTTCAAACGGCACAGGAGGAAGTGGAGTTGGTGGTAATGGTGGTAAAGGCTCAAGTAGTCCTGGTGCAGATGGATCTCCTCTTACTGGAAGTGGAGGAGGAGGCGGAGGACAAGACTCAAATGGTGGAGCTGGATCATCAGGAGTAGTTATATTAAGGTACCAAGGAACTTTATCATTGCAGACAGGACATACTCTGGTTACCTCACATATAAATCAAGCTATATCTGGATCTAGTGAAGTATATACCAGATTTACAAGTGGAAGCGGAAATATTCAAATAAATTAAACATGGCACACTACGCATTATTAAATATGTATAATCAAGTCACAAAAGTTTTCTCAGGAAGAGATGAAGGTGACACAGATGTGAATTGGGAAATATTTCATCAAAATAAATATAACCAAGTATGCAAAAGAACCTCTATAAATACAAGAGGTGGTATTCATATAAAAGGCAAAGAGCCATTTAGAAAAAACTTTGCGGTTGTTGGCTTTGTGTATGATTTTGAACTTGATGCTTTTATACCGCCCAAACCTTTTGATAGCTGGGTTTTAAATAAAGAAACATGTCAGTGGGAACCTCCTGTAGCTAAACCAACAGACGGTAAACTATATGAATGGAATGAAAACAATAAAAATTGGATAGAGGATGGCACAAACTAAAGTAAAAAGAGATTTAATAGGTGTTCTTTATACTACTCAGCTTATTGGGACAAATACGAATGCAGATGCAAATCGTTTTTATGTCTTTACAGCGGCATGTACATTAACATTACCAGCGACTCCAACTGTTGGTGATTCAATTAAAATATCCAATAGATCAGGTTTGGCAACGCCTATAATTGCAAGAAACGGCAAAAAAATTATGGGTGCCTCAGAAGATCTCACAATTGACAAATTAAATGCTGGTTTTGAAATGATTTTTTCAGGCGATACGCATGGATGGTTATTAGTATCAGTAGAAGGAACAACATAATAAAATATTAAATATGGCAAATTTTTCAAGTTTTTTTCCAGCAGCCTCGACAGGTGGGGGTGCTATACCTCAAACAGAAATATTCACAAGTTCTGGTATATGGCTAGTACCACAAGATGTCCAAGATAAAATTACTAGCGATGGGCATGCTGATATAGGTATTTTAGCGGTTGGAGGCGCAAATGCAAATAATAATGTTTGTGGAGAAGTAAGAAATGAAATATTAAAATTAACTTCTTCTACTTATTCTCCATCAGGTGTATGGGCTAATGCAAACCAACCTGAAATAGCTGTGACTGTAGGTGCTGCTGGAGGTAATTCAGGAATAGGTTATGATACAAACGCTGGAGATGTTTCTTTAAGTGCATTTACATCAGATCAAACTTTAGCAGCAGGTACTTATTCTAAAGATTCTAATAATGATATTTTAATTAAAAGTTTTGCAACTGTCTGGGGTGGTGCCGCTATAAGTAATTTTGGCTATAGTTATACTGGAACAACTCAACCTACATTTACTACTACAAGTGGTCATTCTGTACCGGGTCTTGCGGGTACTTATACTAAAGGAATTGTTACTTGGTCAGGAAGTGGTACATATATGGATGGTAATTTAACTATGACGGCTGCCAGATATGGAGACCCTAGAACTATTGGTTTAAGGTGGCTTGACGCTTCACATACATTTGATATATATAATCTTTCTACAAGTAGTGTTACTTGGAATGCTGATTTAACTTATGTAGCAGCTCCTGGCGCACCGACTATAAAAGCAGAAAGTG